ATCGTATCCATTATTTGCATAATTATAGTTATTATTATTGCTATAAGTTACGTTTCTATATTTAAAATTTTCCAAAATTTTATTTACATCTTTGCTTAGTAAATGCCTAACATTGTCAATATGATGCTTAAATGTTTGTTCAATAACTGACTTTTCTTTAATGCCACCATCTTTTTCTAGCTTACGTTTATATAAATTAAATGAACGCTTATGGTTACGGCATTTATCTAGTATGTGCATTTTAGGTGTATTTATTGCGGTAACTGGATATTCTTTGTTGTATTTTAAAAATTCTTTAATCTTCATGTGTCCGAATTCTATGCCATCTGTTGAGCCATCTTCGAATTTTAATCCATATTCTTTTAATTCTTCTTTAACTGTTCTATCTGTTAGTGTTATACGTTTATTTCCAAAGAAAGGGTCAATAATCCGTAAAAATATCTCGTCTGTCTTTTCTTTCTCTCTGATTATTCGGTTATAATCAATATAAGTAAGATTAGTATTTTTGATTTTATCTATATCCTCAAACGGATATTCGTCATAAATATATACTTGTCCTGCTGGGTCAATTGCAGCCCAAGTGATGCAAAAAGGTATTGCATCGTGTGGGTCAACAATCATTACTCTACACCAATCTTTAGGAATTATAAAGTCATCTACAACATAAGGGTAAACAGGATTAAAGTCTTTAAATATCTTACCTGTCATATGGCTTGGAAAACCTTTTATTCTTGCTTCTTTTTCGTCTTCATCATAAAAACTAATCATTTGCTCAATATATTTATGCTCTAAATGCCCACGTATACCATGTTCTTTACATCCTTCCTCAACATCACCATATATTATTTTAATATTGCCGATTTTTATAATATCATCAACTAAAGATTGCTTTTCATCAAGCCAATCTAGAATTTCTCCACCTTCTGAAAGTGGAGTCATAAACAACATTATGATACCACCTGTACGCATACGGGCTACAGCAGACGTAAATATATGTAATGGAGGCGGTTCGTCAAACATTATAAAGCCTAGGTTAGCTGATTCATATTGTTCTTTATCAACGTCATAACTCATTAAATCAATTACAAAATCATTAGCCTTAATCTCACAAAGTTTATGCTGATTTTTTCGAATTTCATATTTATCTTTAGGAAACCAAGTTTCTATTTCGCCATTAATTGCGCCTATATCTTCCAGGTTTTTCCCTGTTGATGCTATACGTCCACGCTTTTTAAAAGGGAAATTAGTAAATAGTGGCAAGTCTATCTTAGGTCTAGTAACTTTTTTGCCATCCTTATCAGTCCAAGTAATCGGCTCTCCTGTAAACCAAGGATTGTTTGCCCCATAGATTATATTTGATAATACAATAGACTCTACTGCTGTCTTTCCTAACCCATTTGCAGCAGAAAACACAACAATAAAGTTATCACCGCACCCAATTTCGTTAATAACCTCTTCTTGTTTTCCATTAGGCACAAAGTAGCGATATTTCTCTTCTTCATGCCTACGTAAATACTCTATCGCTGCTTCTCTATTCATAATCTCCTTAAACAAAAAAAAGACACTCTAGGTCTAGGTCCTAGAATGCCTTAATTTAAACGTCGGGAGCTACCCGATTATTATATAAAAATGTCTTACTGCTTCTTCTTGACTAGCTCTGTTTTCTCTGGTGTAGTTTTTTGTTCAACTTTTAGATAGTCAATTATTAACTTTTGTTTTTCTTTATATTCGCTTAATCTATCTTCCAATAGCGACATATAGCCAGTTAAACAGCTTAGTTTTATTTCTAACTCCTTACGCTTATTTCTTTCATTATCAATAACACTTCTTATTTTTTCCATTACTCTTGCTATAGTCTCACTCTTAACCTCAGATATAAAATCTATTAATTTGTTTCTTAGTGTTCCGACCTCTTTGTTCAGTCCGTCTATTAAATCTTTTTGCTTATCTATTAATCTTTTCTTGTTCCCGAACATAATCTTTTCCCTTCTATTTGATGTTATCTAGCATACGTTTAAACTCTTTAACTGATTCAGCACTAATATATGTTGTCTCATCACCTATAGATACCTTAACCTTAGTTTGCTCTGGCTTAACTAATACACAATTATGACTATAACAATAATCCCATCCCTTATCATCAGTTGTATTGAATTTAACACAGTCATATTCTTTATCATTTGTTGATTTAATAATATCGGTAATCTTATACTCATAACCACTATATAAATCCACCGTATCACCCACCTGCACCATATCACCATTCTTATCTAAAGCACGTTGCTTCATTGGGTCTATTATACGCATATTATACTTAATAATATCAGATTTAAACCAACTAGTAGTAATATTATTTTTGCTATTATACGTTATTAACTCATCTTTTATAATAAAAATAATAGTTTCGTCATACATCTTAATCTCATCACCCGTCTTAATCTCATCACCCACAACAAACTTAATACCATTTATATCTCTTAACATCACAACCCCTCCTTTAAAGTTTTCTTGCTTATAAATTTAACTTCTAACGCATCTTGTCTAAAGTCATTAAAATAAAGATTCTTTCCTTTAACCTTAATGTAAGTATGTGCGTTTCCGTCATTTGAGACAACTACTATCTTTTTTGCGTTCATTTTTTCTTATTCCCTAAATACTCTTGCTCACTTATTATTCTATCGTAATTGTCCGGATAGTACGCTTGTTTCTTAATCTCACTAATAACACTATAAACATTCTTTTCTCTGTCCATCTCTTTGTCGTGGAATATCTTAGCTACAATCATGCAAACAAATAATAATACAGCTATTAATATTATAATCATAGTATATCAAACTCCTTCCCGTGTATGTCCTGCATCTTGCTAGCTAAATTAATCCTATCCCTATTAATCTTAATCATGTTCAAGTCTATGCGTCTGTTTACTTTATGCAAATTATCGCTTTCTCTTTGCATATCTTGCAACTCTTCTAGATTTAGCACGTTTGATTTATACATTTTTGAATTTTGCATTGTATTTCCCCTTTTGTATCAAAATAAATATCGACAGGATTTACCCTTGTTATATACTGTCCATGAATAGCCATATCAAGTATAGATGTTTTCATAAAAGATAGTACATTTTCATTATTAGGCTGTATCTTAAACGCTAAACTTACTAACTTATTTGCTATCCATGTTTTAATTTTATACATTTTTAACCCCTCCTTAATTAATTAATTGCATTTGCTACATTCTTGGCTGTGCTTTTTTCAGTATCACGAATAATAACTTTAGTCGCTCCCTTAGTTTCATAAGTAGTTGAGTTATCGTTATTTTTTGTGATTGTAACATCTCCGCCCTCTGCATAAAATGCAGCGTTATTCTTAAGTCCTGACCCTGTAATCGCTCCGGTCAAAGTGCCAAGATTATAAGTTCCTGCACATCCTACGCCCAAAAAGCTCAATACAGCCAAACTAATAATTAATACTGCTACATAATATCTTTTCATATTACCCTCCTTTTAAAATTAATATTGGTTTCTTGCAATTATAACAAATTGTGTATAGTTATGCAACATGTTTATTTAACATCTTTAATTTCCACGCATAGGGTTTATTTTTCTTCTAAGGCAAGGTATGTTAATCCTCCAGTGATGGATATGCCATCTTGGATGCTGGAACCAGTACCTTTTTGAAACCTTGATGTGCCTAGCTATAATATAGCAAAACCTTCTAAATTCGCCTTGCTTATCTGTCTCATCATCGTGGATGCGTATATCGTCCATAATATTTAAGGAAAAAGATAAAATATTTTTAATATCTTTATCTTTTAGGTGCTCCGAGTATATACTCCATTTAAGCATCATATATACAGTGTAAATTACTCGCAACTCATTTCCATTATGCCACTCATTGTATATATCAACAATAGAGCTATAAATAAATGACGATGTAGACTCGATCTTATTAATTTCTTTTTTAGTTAATTTAGGTCTTGACCATCCACAAGAATCATCTGAACCATCAGTACAAGGGTCTTTATGCCACAACTGAATATAACTATTGCCAAATATTTCTATATATGGGTCATACATAATATTGTTTCCCTTCCTTAATTTTATTTGTTTAGTGGAAAAGGCAAATTTTCTTCAAGCCTTATACACATAATATATTCTTTATTTTGAACTATTGATTTTATTATCCTATGCCATCCATTGACTATCGTTCCTCTATTGTCCATAATAATTGGATATTTTAATTCTGCTTTCAAGCATCGCTTCATGTGCCAAGCAAAATTATTTATTGTATTATCACCTTTCCACCTAATTACGTCTGTATCAATATGCTTTAATGGCAATTTAAATGGTTTATATTTTTTTGATATTTTAATTATTTCAAAAGTAGAATAACTGTTTTCACTATCACTAAAAGTTTCTTCGCTTAATGGTGTATTTGTTGTATCTATTAGCTTCATTTCACCACCCATTCTTTTGTAATTTATCTTTAATTGCCATAAGCTTATCAATTGGTATCATTTCATATACCATGACCATTTACCGTTAATATATTTTTCATTAATTGACTTATCAACACATATATTCAAAAGTGGACTTCTTATTTCAAACCTATAAATACAAAATTGAAAAACATAATCCATTCTTTTTAGTAAAACGATATATATCTCAAGCCAAAACAAATCCAATCTCAACACAAACATTATAAGCCCTCCTTAAATTTAAGATGTGCGCCTGGCGCTGACCCAGGATAGAGCGCAATGTAACACGACTTAACTATTGTCCCGATTGACCTACACATCATTTTTAATATGTTTGTCATTTATGACATATCTAGCGTCAGCTAAACTACACAATAACCTAGCATTAATTTCAAGTATCTTATTGTTTTGATTTAGTTGGGGATAATTTTTGGGTGGTTGCATGAATAGTTGTGAATATCACTTATTTCCCCTCCTTATTTAATTATTTATGCTTATTAATTTCTGCCTCTAACTCTGCGTCAGTTAAGCCAGAATACTTATTGTATTTAGTCGTGTCTTCAATTTTATCTGTAAACATAGCAAGATGCTTGCCAAGCAACTCTAAGCTCTTGGTCGCTCCTGTATGTTCAAATTTCCATTCCCCTGTTTCGTTCCCATCTTTATCCAAGACAGGCACTTGTTGCATACACCTTGATTTAACTTCAATCAAATCTTTTAAAACCATTTCTACAGATAAGTCAACTTTATCGGCTTGTTTTTTTATATTTTCTTGCAAATATTCAGCTAAGTACGGTTTGGATAGGTTTTCTGTTCCAATTTGTTTTGCTGTCTTTTTGCTGTAACCTGCTGCGATAGCTGACCTTGTAGCATTGAAGTCTTTTTGATATTCTTTGCAAAACAGTTTTTGCTTAGGTGTGAGTTTTTTGTCGCTCATTTTTTTAATAAAGTAGTTTTTTTACTACCATCTATTTGCCCTTGTGGGCGGTTTTAATTAAGTCCCCTATACTTTACTATTGGCTAAAAGCGCGGCAGTTACGGTTACTCGGGGGGGAAGCGTTTCGCCGTAACCACCAATTATTTATATGGAAATAATTCTTCTAGGATTACAATTAATATCAATCATTGCCCCAGGCACATAAGTCAATGCCTCTGCAATATTATCACCTTGCTGAGTAGTAACTTGGACTATACAGCCACCAGGTACATTACAAACTTTAGTAGACTTCATCCATTTGCCATCATTAGAGCTGGCTTTACATAAAAGTCTAAACGTATCACCATCACCATAAACTTTCAAATCTGAAATATTTGCTTTTGCTCCTTTTACTTCACTTATGTCTAGTATTTTTTCCATCTCTATCCCTCCGTTTTTATATTTATGACCGCCCCAAAATGAGCATCGTTGAGAGGCTTGGGCGGTACGTTTTTTAAAAAAGTGTGTCCCTTAACCCTATCGGCATTATAGGAGGTCGGACACCGATGCAACCCCCTTGCAGTTGCCTAGATATAGCCTATGCTGTTTTTTTGCTAGGACTGCGCATTTATAAAGTCAAAGAGCAACGGACTAAAGTCCTTAATGTGATAATCAAGTTGCATAATCTGCGTGAGTTGTTATAATAAGCGCTTATTATACTATTTTACAAATAATGATGTCAAGATTTATTTTAATATTTTTTTAAAGTAGTAATTTTACCTACTACATATTATGTATATTACCGTTTGTAATGCGTAAGTTATGACTAAAGGAGGTAATTTTACTACCATCGAGTAGTTTATTTACCTACCAGAAAATTATTGATTTGTGCTTGATTTTAAATAAAAGTAGGTAAACTTGCCACAAATCAGTAAAATTAATTAGATGATAACTACATAAGTTTTTAGATGATAAATATTTTTATTATCTGCAAGTATATGCAAACTAATAGCTTATTACTACTAAAACTACATAACTAAATATATAAGTAGATTATCCTAACAGTTGGCATAATCATTGCTATATATACTTATGTTACTAATTACGGTAACAATAAATAGGAGAAAGAAAAATGAAAAAAGTACAAGAAATGACAAAAGAAGAATTTGAAAGAAATTGTAAAAATTATAGTGTATATCTTGCGCCTAAATCAGAGTGGGGCGGAATATGTGGATCATCACATTGGGAGATATTGTCGTCTCCAGAAATAGACACAAGGGAAGGATTATTGACCTACGAAGAAGCAGAACAATATGTGACAGAACGTGAGTCTAATTATGCTAAAAAAGGTGTATTAATAATTAAAGATAGGAGGGAATTTGATGTTTTGCCTTTGCTTATAGTTCCCGAATTTCCCGAAAGCTATGATGGAATTAATCTAGATGATTTTCCCTTAACAATTTCGGGGAAAAATTTTAAGGGAAAAAAATATACAAGAAATTTTAAAAAAGAAGACGTAAAAAAATGGTTTGATTTAGAAGAACATGTGCGAAGAACTACGTATAAGGCAATCAGCAGCAATCCTGATTTTAAAAATTATCCTAATACTATAATATTAGATATTTCTGGAATTGTAGATAGATGTATCGCCGAATTAAAGGGATACGAAGAATATGGATATCTTTATTTTAGGTTACAAAATAATAATTTCACCTCTTGGAGAGATCGTCTATTAGATATTGCAAGAGACGAAAGAGACAAATATATGCAAGAATTTAATAGTTGACATAATCCAACAGTTAGCTTATTATAGTATTAACAATAGCAATTAACCAAAAAAAGGAGAAAAAGTTATGAAAAATGAAAAAAGGAGAGAAAATGACGGGAAAACCAAGATTAAGCCATGGAAAGATGCAAGTGTCAAAAATCAATAAAGTAGTAAATAAAAAGTTAAAAATTATATTAGAATTCGATTACTGTAAGCCTAAAAAATTAAGTTTGATAAAGAACCGATATTCGCACACCTTGAATACCGTTCTGATTACACAAAAACAATTAATTATACAGAATTTAAAATGATGAAAGGTTGTTTGACTAGTGGTTACATAGTAACTACTATAAGAAAATATAAGCAACCAGACGCAACGCCGGAAGCAAAAAAATTCAATTGTCAAAGGGAGGTTTACGCATGATAAGTGAACAAATAGAAAAATTAGAACAGGTATTAACAGATTTGCATAATGTTGATATTGCGGTTGATAGAAAACTGGAAATTGAAAAATTGTTAAGAATTTCTTCGTTATCGGTTTTTGAGGCAATCGGAAAATTGATCAAATCTGACGAGTACGCAAAAGAACTAAATCAATCCCGATATGAAACCGAGATTGAAAATAAAATTGATTACGAACAAGAAAACAAATAGGAGGGAGTTATGTTTGGAAGAACAATAAGAACAACATTCGAAGAAGTATCAATAACAGCAACAAAAAAAGCAAAATGTAAATTTTGCAATAAAAAAATAGTCCGTTGAAAAAAGTTTTGTCAAACAATTAATCCGTTCAATAAAAACTCAAATGGGGAGATTAAGCAATCTTCAGAGATAAGAGAAGAATTAAAAATTGAAAAAAATAAATGGCTAGAAGATTTAAATGAATATCATCAAAAATGCTATGAAGAAGATGTTTTATAAACAATTAAAACCAAAAGGAGATTTAAAAAAATGAGCGAGAATAAAGAAGTAGTTGTAAATGAGACAAGTTTGCAAATGATGCCATCTAGTGATACGCAATTAGAGCAAACAGTTAAAAATGCGGAAAGATATATAGAGTTGCAAAATAATATTAGAAGAATGGCTGTTAAATTGACCAATCAGAACGATTGGGTTAATCAAAATAGCACACCGTATATGGAAATATCCGGAGCTACAAAGATAGCAAATACTTTTGGCGTAAGTATGGGAGACATGATTTTTGAAAAAGAAACAATTAAGGATGATAAAGGGGAATATATAATTTATTCTTGCATGGCTTTACTTAGTTTCAACGGAAGAAGTTTACTGGAAGAAGGAAATAGTAGTACTAGAGATGCGTTTTTTGGAAAAACTAAAGAAGGGTTTAAGCCATTAAGTGAAGTTGATTTGGTTAATATCAAGAAAAAAGCTAAAACAAATATGCTTAATAGGGGCATAAAAAACCTTTTGGGGTTGTCCTATACTTGGGATGAAATTGAAGAAATAACGGATAATAAAATAAATAGAAATGCAGTTACTGGAGTTACTTACCAAAAAGGAACAAGTGGCGGAAATGAAGATACTGATTTAGAAAAACAACAACGACAAAAAATAGGGCAAATGTTAATGATTATGACTGGAGATGATAAAGAAAATGCGGCTAATTTATTAGAAGAGATAACCGAATGGACAACAAAAGAAGGAGAAAAAAGAAAAGGGAAAAGGTCAGCAAGAGACATATCAACTAAAGCCGTAAAAGTTGCTTATGGAAATGTTAAAAAAAGGTATATTGATTTTTGTAAAAAAAACAATCTTGATTATAGCGAGGTAGAATAATGGAAAATCTAGTAGAAAAAGTTAAAAAAAATATAGCATCGAAAAATCAAAGGTTTCCCTGCTATGTAAATAGAGCTAGTTCTATAGGTTATTTTGTTCCTGAGCTTAATGGCTGTGTCCGCAAAGGAGTTTATGAGCGCACAAATTGGCAAGAAAAAGAACTTTATGATAGCAATGTTTTGCTTATATTTGCAGAAGGAAATAACCAAGAAAGGCAAGTATTGAAAGATTTAGCTGATGCCGGAGTTGATATCATAGAACAACAATCAGCTTTTGAATGGAAAGAATATCAAATATCTGGACATCTTGACGGTGTTTATATTGAAGAAGGAAAAGCTATACCTGTAGAAATTAAATCTATGAGTCCTTTTATATTTGACTCTATACATTGCTTTGAAGATTTCAAGAAAAAACCTTGGACTAGAGCGTATATGGCGCAGATAATGATTTATATGCTTTTTAAAAATATTGACAAAGGTATCTTTATTCTTAAAGATAAATCTACGGGAAACTTAAAGCAAATAGATGTAAACCTTGATTATGAACTTGCAGAAAATTGTATAAAAACAGCCGAAAAAATTAACAAACATATCAAAGAAAATACTTTACCTGAAAAAATCAAAGATATTGAAACTTGCAAAGATTGTAAATTTAAACTTATTTGTTGTCCTGATATTAATTTTGGAGCGCCTTTAAAAATAATTGATGACCCTGATTTTGAAAACAAAATAACAAAATCCTTAGAACTCAAAGAATCAAGCAATGAATATGATAAATTATGGAAATCAATAACAGATAAAGCAAAAGCTAGTGTTGTAAATGGAGAACTTAATCAATTGGTAGGTAAATATAGAGTTTATGGAAAATTAAGCTCTAAGGGGTCATTCACAACTAAAATAGACGTTATTTGACAAAATAACAGGCTTAAAAATAGAGAAAACAACAAGATTATAATAATAGGCATCTAGTAGGGCATCCCTTAATGAGGCGAGCCTATACGCTTGGGTATTATGTCTACTAGGTGCTAATTTTAAATAAGGAGGATAAAAAGATGTGTAGAGGACTAGCAGTAGGAGTGGATATAGTAACAAATGAAGTAATTTGTGTGGGTAAGTCAAGTCACACAGATACTATTGGAAACAGAGAAGATAATTGCATTAAATTAGAAATAATAGTAAATGAAGAATCAGAAAAAGGGTTTTATGTTGAATTAGACGAACAATATTTTGTAAATGGAAAACTAGAAAAAAAAATCAAAGAAAAATTTGGAAAATGGCTTACTGCAAGTGAAGGAATGTCTGAAAAGCTAAATAGAATTATTGAAGATTGGATTGAAAATAACAAATTGCAAATTTATAAATGGTTACTTTTTTGTCAATCTTATCATAAAGGGGAAAAGATTTATAACAGCCATCAGGAAGGGGAAAAGATTTATAACAACTCTCAGAAAGGAAAAAAGATTGATAACAGCTCTCAGGAAGGGGAAGAGATTTATAACAGCTCTCAGGAAGGGGAAGAGATTGATAACCACTCTCAGAAAGGGAAAAAGATTTATAACAGCTCTCAGAAAGGGGAAGAGATTGATAACAGCTCTCAGGAAGGAAAAAAGATTGATAACAGCTCTCAGGAAGGAAAAAAGATTTATAACAACTCTCAGAAAGGGGAAGAGATTGATAACAGCTCTCAGGAAGGGGAAGAGATTGATAACCACTCTCAGAAAGGGAAAAAGATTTATAACAGCTCTCAGGAAGGGGAAGAGATTTATAACAGCCGTCAGAAAGGAAAAAAGATTTATAACCACTCTCAGGAAGGGGAAAAGATTGATAACAGCTCTCAGGAAGGGGAAGAGATTTATAACCACTGTCAGAAAGGGGAAGAGATTTATAACAGCTCTCAGAAAGGAAAAAAGATTGATAACAGCTATCAGGAAGGGGAAGAGATTTATAACAGCTATCAGGAAGGAGAAAAGATTTATATTGCGTTTACGAAAACAGGAATTCAAGAAATTTCAGATTGGATAAAAACAAAATCAGAAGAAAATACCCAATTAACCTTAGCAGATTTAGTGCAAATTATAATTAATTTTGAAAATAAGGATAATTAAAAATGAAATGCCCAATTTGCAATAAAAACATACCAGACGAGACAATCGTATCTGAGGCAGCAAGTATTAATGGAAAGAAAAAATCCGAAAAAAAGGCTAAATCTTCAGCTGAAAACGGCAGAAAACACATAGGAAAGGAAAAGTAGAAATGAATCAATCACAAAACAATAGAATATTATGCCATCTAATGGCAGGCAAAAAATTAACTCCAATGAAAGCATTGCTTAAATTTCAAACAATGAGACTAGGTGCAAGAATTTACGATTTAAGAAAACAAGGATACAACATTCAAAAAGAAACATTTAAAACTTTAACAGGAAAAACAGTTGCGAGGTATTTTTTATGATTAAAATTAAACCACCGCTTGAATCTGCTATACAAGGAAATATTCTTAAGTATTTGCATATAGCAAAGAAAAACTTAACCGTTTGGCGTAATAATAATGGTTCGGTTTGGGATGCCAAAAACAAAACCTATAGAAAGAGCAAAGAAGCAAAGTTAGGCGTTTCTGACATTATCGGATATGATTATAAGGGAAGATTTATTGCAATTGAGGTTAAACGTTCAGAAGCAGAATCAAGGGCAAAAAATGAAAGAGTAAAAAATCAGAAAGAATTTATTGATAATGTAAATAAATCCGGCGGTATTGCTTTTTTTACTTGGAGTACTGCTGATTGTATCGAAAAACTAAAGCAGTTTAATATTTAAATTAAAAATAAAAGGAGGTTATCATGTTAGGAGATAAAAAAGTTGTTAAGGGGGAATTGTTGGAGGAAGTGAAATTTACTAGATGTGCAAATTGTTATTTTTATAATAAAAATAAAAGTGAATGTAGCATTTATTGCTCTTATAACACAATGCTCAAAAAGGTAGATAAACCAAAAACTCTGCAAGAAATGTACTTAGAGGAGCAAGATAAGTGCGGTATTGAAGTTGGGGATACTGTTAGGGTAATTGGTAGGGTTAAAAATTGCGCTATGGGGTGGATATTAAATTGGGTTCCACAAATGGACGGGACAATAGATAAAGAATATATAGTTGATTGTATAACTGCTAATAAAGGAATATCCCTTGGATATCAAGCATATTACCCATTCTTCTGCCTAGAACTTATTAAGAAAGCAGAGAAAAAGCCAGAGAAGAAAGTTGAGCCTAAAAATAATTCTTTCGGAGAGGTTTTAGAATCATTTATCAACATTATGAGGAGGATTGAAGAATAATTGGTAAAAAACCAAATAAATAAAGGAAAAACTTATGAAGCTAGAAGAAATAGAAATAGCAATAATGATAGAAGCCAAATATAATGTTAATATTGTTGTACCTAATGTTAGATGGGGGATTACTAGAGTGGTTACTAATTCTAATGGAAAACCAGAATACCATTCTTTGCATGAATGCGATATTTTAAAAGTTACCCCGGCGGGGATAGCTACAGAATATGAAATAAAAACCAGCAAAAATGATTTTAAGGCTGATTTCAAAAAAACACATAAGCATAATAGTAATTTTATTTCTTATTTTTATTACGTTGTCCCAAAAAATTTATTGGAATATGTAAAAGAAAATTTACCCAAAGACGCAGGACTTATTTATTTAGATAATAATAAAGTTTTTTATGCGGTTAAGGCTCCTAAGAAAAAATCTTGGAAATGGAGACAAGAGGAAATGTTTAAGCTTGCAAAATTAGGGACTATGAGAATAAAAAGAATAAAAGAAAAATTACTTAAGGAGGTACAAAGAAATTATGAAATAAATAATAAATCTTAAATTAGAAAAAAATATATTATTATCAAATAAATAGCTTTACAAACTAAAAGAAATAGGATAGACTTAGTCATGTCCAAAGTAAGATACAGTCAATTAGTAACAAATCAATTATTGGAACACAGGAAAGAAGTACGTCTATACGTATTTTGCTTTGGACAGCCCTGTGTTCCTTTTTCTTTTCGGAGGTATCAATGAATAAATCAAAAATAGAGTGGTGTGACTACACATGGAATCCAATAACGGGATGTACTAATGGTTGTTGGTATTGTTACGCAAAAAAGATTTACGAGCGATTCAATAAGGATAAGTTTGAAAATGTTAGATTTTATCCTGAAAGATTAGATAGACCATTTAAGGCTAAATTAACAAAAACAATAATTTGCAATCGTATGGGTAAGTTTTTGAGCAAAAAAGATACTTTTGAATCTCCTATAAAAATATTTGTTTGTAGCATGAGCGATTTTTTTGGTAAAGAAGTAACGGAATATATGAGAGGTCAAATATATTCAATAATTGAATCTAATCCACAGCATATTTTCCAAATTCTTACCAAACAACCACAAAATATAAATTATTTTGACCTATCACACCTAGATAGTCTTAAAAATGTATGGCTAGGTGTTACAATAGAAACAATATCTATGCTAAAAACTTATGATTTAAGTGGTTTTAGTAAATTTCAAGGAATTAAATTTGTATCTTATGAACCAATACTTGGATATATAAATTTTCTTCCTAATGTTGATTGGATTATTTTGGGTTTATTAAAAAATCATAAACCAGAATATTGCAAACAGTGGATTAATTCAATAGTAAAAATAAAAGGAACAAAGAAAGTTTTTATGAAAGACTCGATTAAACCATATTGGGATGGAGAACTTTTAAGGGAGTTTCCTAATGGCTAAGGACCCAGCTGTTTTATTTTATACATCTGATTTTTTAACAGGAATAATTTTTATGAATAATGATGAAGTAGGGCAATATATTAAGCTTCTTTGTTTGCAACACCAGACCGGGCATTTAGATATTAATGAAATAAACAATATAACTAAAAGTGAAAAAGTTATTGCTAAATTTGTTAAAGATAAAGATGGAAAGTTTTATAATATTCGCATGGAAAATGAAATAATAAAAAGAAAAAAGTACTCAAAAAGTCGTGCAAGTAACCGTATTGGAAAGACTAAGAGAAAAAAACATATGAAAAACATATCTTTATCATATGAACAACATATGGAAAATGAAAATGAAAATGAAAATACAAATAAAGATACAGTTATAAAAGTACTTAAAGACATAAAGCATAAGTATGGAGAATTAAACCATGTTCTTTTAACAGATCAAGAATATAAGTCTTTATTGGAAAAATTTGGAGAAAGCGGAACTAAGCACTGGATTAAAATTTTAGATGAAGGTTTAGACCTAAAAGACTATAAATATAAATCCCATTATAGGGCAATTTTAAAATGGAGTGGAAAAGATGGAAATAATAGGAAAAAAGACATTAGCGATAATAGAGAGCCTGACAAACCAGGAAAATACGAACATAGGACCGAAGATTTTGAAGTGTGAGTGTGGAGCAGAGAGAGAAAGAACGGATGATGATTTTATGAGAGCATCTTATTTTACTTGCGATAAGTGCAAAGATAAGAACAAAGAAGAAGAAAAGCTAAGGGAAGCAAAATGTACTTTTGAAACGAATTTAAAAAATTCAATGATTCCAAATATGTTTCTAAAATATGAGGATAAATTTAAGTATGGAAAAGAATTTGAAGCTTTGTATTGTTATGGTGATGTTGGAACAGCTAAAACTACCTATCTAGCTTGCCTAGGAAAGCGTCTTTGTCAATTTGGTACAGTCTTGTTTATTCCAACAGTAAATTTACTTCTGAAGGCTCAGGGGGTGTTTAAAACAGATAACATGACAATAGAAAAAGAATTTGAACCTTATCTAAGCGTAGATTATCTTATTTTGGATGATATTGGGGTTGAAAAGGTAACTGATTTTGTTAAGCAATCACTCTATTATCTGATTAATACTAGGTATATGTACGAAAAACATATCTATTTCAGCTCAAATTTAAGTTTGGAAGATTTAGGAAAGAAGTTTGATGAGAGGATATCAAGTAGAATATCCGGTATGTGCAAAATTAAGCATTTTAAAGGAAAAGATTTGCGAATCTAAGTTTAATGTTTAGATAAATTAATGGGAAGAACAGAAACTATAAACGATTAAGGGAGGAACAAAATGAGTAATAAAGTATATATGAAAAATGGGGAAGAGGCAATATTAGTTAAAAAAATATCAGAAAATGAATTTTTAGTTAATCCTATGGCTATGTTTTATAATGACCAAACAGGGGAAGAATATCAAGGAAAATCAGATGTTTTAAAAATAGTATCAGAAATCTTTAAAAAAGCACCAGTACCTAAAATAAACAAAGAATTTGCTGATATTTCAGAAAAGGTAAATAAAAAAACAGAAGAGCTTAATATTCTAAATAAAACATTAAAAGAGGTAACAAACGAAATACATAAAATTAAGTATCAATTAACAGATTTAAAAAAGTTCATAATAAATAGGAAAGAACTAAAAGAAGCCAAAAGGATAACTGTTTTTGAAAAAGGCTATATTAAGCCACATACTTTGAGTGAAAAAGATAAAAACCACCTTAAAATACAGATAACCATAGAAGTTTGTGATGGGGAAGAGAGGGCGTATTTTTATAACTGGTATGGAGATAACTGGTCAAACAGTAGTACTGTTGATATGAATTATGGATTTATTGTAGATAAAACAGATGAAGAAATTATTGAAATAACCAAGAAAAGAGCAGTTGATATAGACGTAAAAGATTGGGAGTTAAGAAATGCTGATAATAAATATTTGACAGAAGATTTAATTTTAAGAAAAAATAAATTATTGGAAGATGAGGAAAAAAAAGAGATAGAAAAACTCAAGAAAGAAATTAATATCAAAAAAGAAAGACTTATCGAATTAACAAAACAAAAAGAGGAGGAAAGAAAATGAGCAAAAGTAAATTAGGTGATGTGCTGAGTAACGCAGGGGTTGAGTGTAATCGCTATAAAACTGAGCAATTTGAATATGATGATGTTGTTGGAGAAGGTGTTGCCTTGGATATAATACCTGACAAAAATGGTAAATTTATTCATACAGACACAGAGATATCGCCATCCGATATAGTTGAGATTGATGTTGAGAAGATTAAATTAATAATATTGGAATGGCAAGATTTTTTAGAGAAAACGTCAAAAAGAAGTTCTGGCATATTTGCCTATGACCGCAATGTGTTGGCGGAAACATTAGCAGAAAACGCAGACATACTTAAATTTAAGAGCAAATAAAAAGGGGTTATGATGAAGCGGATTTATACAAAAGAGGTATGTTCTTTAATTTGTCCTCCACAAACATTTAGCTTAAATTTAACAAATAAATTGCAATTAGATGATAATAAGTGGTGGGAAGTTGAAGGGGTTGATTATAGAAAGTATTATACAGTTCATAAATTAAGACATTTTTATTATAAGAAAATAAAACAAGCAATAGAAAGGAGTAATGATGAGTGAAAAATATATTATAGTTACACCTTGCCCACATTGTGACAAGCCAGTATCTTGTTGGGTATACACTGATTATATTAATAGATTAGAAAAAGAGAACGCAGAGCTTAAGGATGATGTTGAGCGGTTGAAGAATGTTGTTGATAGACATAAGAGAAGAGCATTATTAAAGGAATATTGCAAGGTTTTTTAGATAATGGGTTTTCATTATCTTACAAGTGTTTATTAGATAAATTCAAACAAGCAGAAAGCGAGGGTCAAAAATGAGCAAACAAAAGTTAGTAGATTGTAAGTGTGGCGGAAAAGCAGAGGCAATCCAGGATGGACCAATGGGCTTATCACAGAGAAGCAGTTAAGCAATGGAGGCTAGATAATGAAAACTAAAACAGTAGCAGAGGTGTTGGAGTTGAGTGGGGTTGACACATTAGGATTAACCTTTAAAGAGATAGAAAAACTTAATGTAAATAACTCATCATATAATAAAGGTGCAAATTACATCCTAAACCAGCATCTAGAAGCTAATAAGATTTGCGTGGTTGACCGACAAAAGGCGTCGAAAATTATAAGTGATAGTTTATTAGAGTTAGTTTTTAACGATATAAGTGATTATGATTTAAGTATTGTAACAGATAAAATATCCGATAGGATAGAAAACTGCGTTAAATTTAGAGAGGGGGGAGTATGATAGATTGCACTTGTGAAATATGCGGAATATCTTATACAAAACCAAAAGACTTTAATAGGTTAAACAAAAAAAATCATAATGTGTTTTTTGATTGGAGCTTAAGATTTTGCGATAAGCACAGAAAAGAAAAAGAACTTAAAGCCTTAAAAAAATTACCAAAAGTATTAAAAAGTATTTTAAATAAAAAAGAAAGCGAGGTGGTTGTATGAATAGATTAAGAGATGTTACAGGGTTGCCATTTATGGTTGGTGATGATGTCAGAAGTGAGCACTGCAAAGATATTAAGGAGGTTTTGAAAATTAGAAGTAATACTATATTTACTGTTGAAAGCGATACATTAACTTTTTCATGGAGTCAACTTGAAATAAATACCTTTAAATTCAAAATCCTAAATCCAGAACGCCTAAGAGCCAAAGATTCTAAAGGTGATTTGGTTAGTGTTGGTGATACTGTAAGCACATGGGGTGAAGTTTTAGGAATAACTAAAGCTATTAGTGGAAGTAAATATGATTCTATTTTAGTAAAAGACAGTGAAACAAATAGCGGATTAGCTCTTAAATATGCTATAACCGTTGTCCTAGAGATAACAGTTAAGCTGTCTAAGGCTGACATACAGAAGCCCAAAGATAGCGGAATTAAGTTGGAGGCTAGGTAAACAAAAAACTAACAAAAAAGAAAGAGAGGGGGTATGATGCTATACAAATTAACAAATCAAAATAATGAAACGTATAGAGATTTTAAGTTTGAGCTAGGTAAAAAGCACACAAAGGTGAAAATTAAAAATCCCGAATTATGTTCAAGCGATGTATTTCATGCGTACGGCGACATAAACTTAGCCTTTTTACTTAATCCAATCCATGCAGATATTAAAAATCCAAAATTATTTGAAGCTAAAGGCAAAGTTGTTGTGAGAGATTTTGGAAAAGTTGGCTGTTTTGATTTTAAATTAGTTAGAGAAATAAAATATCCTAAGTGGGTAGGTAGCGATATAGACACTAAGGTTAGATTATATTTTGCTTTATTATGTGCTAAAGAAGTTTTACCTATTTTTGAAAAAGAATTTCCCGACGACGAAAGACCTAGAAAGGCTATCGAAGCTGCTCAAAAAGTTTTAGAAAATGATACAGAAGAAAATAGACAAGCAGCAGCATGGGCAGCATGGGCAGCAGGGGCAGCAGCATGGGAAGCAAGGGCATCAGCAGGGACAGCAGCAAGGGCAGCAGAATGGGCAGCAGCATGGGCAGCACGGGCATCAGCAGGGACAGCAGCAAGGGCAGCAGAATGGGTAGCAGCAAGGACAGCATGGGAAGCAAGGGCAACATGGGCAGCAGCATGGGCAGCACGGGCAGCACGGGAAGCACAGGCAGATATAGATTTTTCTAAATTAGCTAAAGAGGCTATTAAATTGGCTAAAGCAACAAATTAACTAACAAACAAGAAAGCGAGGGGGTATGAGTGAGATAGAGCTTGATATATGTCCAGTATGTCCAGTATGTAAGGAAATATTAAGAACGGAGAGACATAAAGATATTTATTGTGAAAATTGTGGTTATCCTGTCGAAGATTATAATGGAGTATATTTATATCCAAAACTAGGCGAGCAACTAGGAGATTTGCAACCAGATTTACAGTTTTATAATGGGAAGGAGTGGGTACAATCTGGTTTAATCAGGGGAAGATATACTGCAAGTTTTTATGGATTATACAGGAAACTAATAACTAACAAAAAAGAAAGCGAGGTGTAAGGTGAAAATATTTTTGATAATTGTATTTGTTGTTCCGTTTTTAATTTGTTCGTATATTTATATTAAAAATGAACCATTTATCAAGCAAATGCAAGCAGAAGCAGAAACACACTGTTATTATTGTGATGCTAAACTTGATAGCGACAAAGTGCTAGACGAAGAGCAAGGAATTGCCTATTGCTATAAATGTTATTATAATTTGGTGACTAAACATGAAAAGAATTAAGATACCATATAATATAGATGCTTATGTATTTATAGTTGTATTAGTAATTTGTTTTATTATAGGATGGTTAATTTAATTTAATAATCCCAATGCTTAAATAAAATATCGTGTGTCCTGATACCGCTATAATCAGTTATTTTTCTCCACTGTGGCACACCGTATAGTTCACAAACTTCATAATATAGATTAGCAGCTTCAAGAGGTGTCCAAACAGTCTTAGAGCAAACTAAAGGGCTTACTTTGCCTTTTGGTTCACATACCACATCATGCAATAGCCAAGCAGGACGCATTAATCCGTCACGAATTATAAAACTTCTTCCGTTATAAACTTTATCGCTTGCTTTAATGTGAAAATAAATACCATTAACTTCTATGCTAAAATCTTCTAATAGGATAAATTTAGCCCATCCAATTCTTTTCATCCTAGGAAAAGGAAGGTTATTTGTTTTTTTCAATCTCTTGTTCCCTATTCATTTCATCAACAATTTGGATTAATACCTTATGAATATCCCTTAAATCCATTTCTGCCTTAATTACCAATCTTTTAATTTCTTTTGATATCATAATTTTATCCTTTCGTTATTATTTTTTAATACCAAAATGATTTAACAATAAATCTAATTTAGCTTCAACACCTATAATTCTATCAGCTTTAATGCTAATCCTTTCATAAGAAACAAGAGTATATCCATAACTACCAATAACAAGAAGAATAATTAAGGCTATTAGTTTTGATATATTGCAATTCTGATTTTGTTCTTTTTTCATTCTTATGCCTTCCCTTTTAATTTTCTTGCTATTTTGTTGTATGCTTCTACTAATTCTTCAGAAACCAATCCTGCCATTAAATATTTATTTAATTGTTGTCTTGATACTTTTTCATCAATAAAATATTGTGCTTTATTTTCATTTTTAATTCCAGGCATAAGCAAAACTTGAACAATTTTATCCTCAAGTCCAAATGTTCTATAAGCTCTATATTTTTTCATCATCCTTGTTACTGTAGATGGATGCAACTGTCCTTTTTCTTTTTGAACATCGCTTAAAATTTTTTCAAAAGGTAATCCATCTTCAACACCATTAAATATAGGGTCAAGTGAACCATAATAAGAAAATCCTATGCCAGTACTATTAGTATAAGCCGCAACTAAAGCAGGAATTAAGCCGCCCTCTTTTGCTGCACTATATATTTCATGTCCGGCTAATGATGGAATAAATAATTTTCCAAACTCTATTCCCGCATCAAAATCTCTACCTAAGAAATCTTTGCCTTTTGATACTCCTCTTATCCATCCAGTTGTCGGAGAAACTTTGCTCATTGCGAAATCCCAAGGAACCATAAATCTATCTACTTTTTTTGAAATTCCAGCAGATGTTTTCTTTCTTCCTAAAATCATATTAAATAAATGCCTAACAGGTTGTTGAAATCCAGCCCATATATCAAAATGGTATTTACCAAATACAGCTTTTCCAAAAAGAGGACTTGTCATGTCTTTTTCAATATCAGCACCAAGTAAGTATAAGAACCATAATATAGTCATTTTAAACGTTAAAAATGTAAGCATATTCTTGATTACAAATTTCCTAGTTCCCGGCTCTAATTTCATATAATATCTAGGGCTTAATAATTGCAATCTTGACATTGTAAATTTAGCAGAAAAAAAGCCAGCATTTAAAAAAGTAGATAATCCCTCTGCTCTTCCTAAGCTTCCCCTTCCAGTTGCGTTATTAATAAATTTAGCTAAATCTTGAAATTGTTTAATATTCTTATTTGGATCATATCCCATATCAATTAAAGCTTTAGCTTGTTTATTAAAAACTGCTATTTTTAAAGCATTAAGATAAGCTAAAAACGCTCTATTACTTGGCTTAATCAAATATTTTCCTAAAATAGGTATTCTTTCAGGTAAATTTGACATTATTTCTTCTTCTTTAGCAGATAATTTAGCGTTTGTTTCTCCAAGATATAATCCTGCTTTTTTCATTAAATAATATTCTTCGGTATTTTTAACCGCATTCATCCAGTTTTCGTGCTTTTTTTCACTAAATGTATTTGTAACCATTATTTTAAGAGCTTTTAACGCTTGAATTGGATTATTGACTGTTAATATTTCCCCCTGTCTTCTTATTGCAGAAAAGTCAATCGAAGCCCATAGTCCTTTTGAAGCAGAATAAATATCAAGAAACCAATCATAAGCTTTCTTTTCAAATCCCCTGTTTTTTCTTGCTCTTTTTTCTCTTTCTGTATCAAACTTATTCATCGTTAAAAAAAGCTCAATTTCTAATTTTTCTATTTGACTATCAGTAGCTTTTTCAGCTTGAGGCTTTACAGCATAATCACCTTTTTTAATTCTTTCTTTATATTTATCGATTAGTTTATTAAGATTTTCTTTTCGTTTTTCTTGCGGTGTTTTCTTTGGTTTTTTTGTAGCTTCGTCTTTTAATTTTTTGTATATTTTTCTTAATCCATCTAATGTTTTTTTTGCTTCTAATAGTTTTTGATTTGGAGTTAAGTTACTTTTACTTTTCATGCTAGAAAAATCTTTTTCTTTTATTCTTCTAATATATTCTTCGATTAATTTTTCTATATTTTTTAAAACAAAAGAATTTTTTGCTTCTTCTGACATTTCTTTTTTAGCTTCAGTAGAAGTAAGTATTTCTTTTAGGCTATCTCTTTTTGCCTTTAAAATATTAGCTTCTGTATCATAAGTAATACCTTTGTTTTTTGCTTTTAAAATACCTTTTTCAAGATTTGCTATTTCATTTTTTAATTTTGTTTTAATTGATTTTAAAGCTGATTCTTCTTTTTTGATAATATCTTCTTCGGTTAATCCAATCTTAGCCAATTCTTCTTTAATCTGCTTTTGTAAATTCTTTTGTCTTTCTTCTAAAATAGCTTTAGATTTTTTTGATTTAAATGGTCTTTTAAATTTCTTTGTAATATCTTCAAGCACCGAAATTAAACGTCCTGTACGCTTAATACTTTCAATTTTTTTGATGATATCTGGTTTTGTTAAACTTGCCTCTCTTCCATAGCCAGTTATTGCATCTCGTATTTCTCTTTCTTCCATATCTAAGGAATAATCATATTTTATAGATTTAACAATTTCGTCAATATCATCAATATTTCTTAAAATATATTCTTCAATTAATTTATTTGATATTTTTGTTTTGCCATCTTTTGTAATAATTCCTGAGTTTTCCCTAATATCATCTTTTATTTCTTCCACATACTCATTCGCATTTATGCCGGAAATGTTATTTTCTTTGAGATATTTAGCTATTTTTGACACAACATTGTTGATCGTTGCAGTACCTTTTTCTATTAATCCTTTGCCTATTTTTGATAATGCTTTTAATGCGCTAGGGCTAATTTCTCCATAAGCTGTTTTAATTGCTCCTATTGCTTGCATTAATTCTTGCAATCCTTCGGCAATTAAATCATCTCCTTTTAATGCAGTATCTTGCTTTTTAATTCGCTTTCTAACTTCTTTGATTATTGCCTTTCCTTTTTCGTTGTCTCTTTCTAGTTCTAATTCGGCAATCTTTTTTTGATACTCTTTAACTTGAGCATCCCAATCTTGATATTTCTTTAAAGTGGTATTGTCAATTGTCCCGTTGTTAATTTGCTTAAATTGTCTAATTTTATATTCTAATTCATACCTGCTATTCAATAATGCTTTCCTTAAAACTAAAGCTAATCCTTGTTGATGCGCGGATATTTCTACCATTTCAAAAAATTCTTCTTTTTTGTCTTTTAGATAATTTAACTTTCGTTTGCCATTAAAATATCTTCATCTTTTCCGGACTCTTGAGCTTTTTCTAAATCTAACTCTGAATTTCTATATTCCCTATCAAGTTTTGCTTTATAATAGGTTAAAGCTGTTATTTCTATTGGTTTTGGCACATGATTATTCTTGATAATGCTATAAATTAATTCTTCAGGAATAATATCTCCAGAGTCAACAGCTTCTATTCCTAATTTTAACATTCCCGGCATATCTTGCTCTACTTGCTTATACTTTTCTGCATATTCATTAGGAACTAGCTCTTTTTGTATTCCAGATAATTCTGGTTCTTTTGTTGATATTTTTCCCTTAGATTCAGCTTTTATTTTGTCTTCCAATTCCAAATTTCTATTTTCAATATCTGATTCAACTTTTATTATTAAATCATCTATTATTTGCTGCTCTCTTAAGCCTAGTTTTTCTCCTTTTATTTGTTTATCAATAGCCCTATTTACATTTTCTTTAGTCCATCCAGGCTGCCACCATTTAGGAAAAGTAGATTCTTGCTTTGACACACCTGTTATTTGTCCTGTTTCAATATCTTTCCTATATTCTCTTCTTGCTTTTGAAAATGTTTCTAATTGTGATTGTATATATCTTAATTCGTCAAAAACTTCATTCTCTTCAACTTTAGCAGTAGGTTCAGGCTGCACCTTTTTTGGTACTGAAACAGGTTTCCTTACCACTTTCTCCTGTGCCTTGTTCCAGATGTCGGTTAGCTGTTGCTTGGTTTTGATTTGGTCTAAATTAAACATACCAATAGTATCTTCTCCGCCACTATCTATAATATAGACCGAATCAAAGCCTTTTCTTTTTAATATAGGTATTAAATATTCATTGGCGTGCCAAAAGGGATAATAGCCTCCGTTATCGTTAACCTTTAAATCATCATTTCCACCCAATTTATCTTTTTCTACTAAATAATCCCATATTTCTCTATGTTCTGGAATATCTGTATCGAATGTTTTTTTGGGAGATACATAGGTTTCTATGATTCGTGGGTATTTTCCCATTCCTGCATCTATATATATATTAGCTAATTCCTTTGATTTAGAAAACCATATAGCTCCAGCGCCTTCCTCTCCCATGTCATGCTTGAAAGAATAAAACTTCTCTGTTGTCCCATGATAAACTGGCTCACCCTTACTCTTAACAAACTCCTCAGCACTCTTGAACTTTCTAGCCTCTTTTACAAGCTCTTGCTCTTCCGCAGGTGTTTCTATTGCCCTGGGTTTAATCTCTTGCTGTGTGGCTTCCTGCTTCGTCTCCGCTTGTGCAAATTTGTTTCTTGACTCAGCTATATGGTTTTTGACATTTTCTACATTTGCCTCTGATATTTTAGTCATCAATGTTGAGCCTGTTTGTGGGTCATTATAAGAAATTAAAGCTTCACCTTTTGGCATTTCTTGTATTCCTATATATTGACCGCCTGCTTGCTCAATTACTTGCCTAGCTGTTTGCTCAATAGGAGCGGTAGTACTAGGTGCTACGGATTCAGGCGTAGGCGTTTCTTGCGGTTGTACCGTTCCTTGAGCCATAAACTCTTCATAAGTTATCGGCTGTTCTTGCGGTTGCTGTTGGAAATCTGCATCTTGAAGTGGTTGTTGCTGTGTTTGTATTTGTTGTTCTAGTGGAGCGCTATCTATTATTTCATTATTTATTTTTTGTGATAATTCTTGATTTTCGCCAATTTCTTTTTTTAATGAATTTTGTATAACCTCTTTTGAGTATCCACCAATGGCTCCACTTCCAGCCATAAGCGTAGATAGTAAAAAAGTTTGTGGCGCAACCTCTTTTAATGCTTCATACCAAGTTAAATTTCCTTGTCCTTTTTTTCTTAATCCCGCGCTCTCTTCTATTGGAGCCTGTCCTTTTTGTGTAATTGTTTCGGTAGCTAATTCCTCGCCATATATTCCAGCTACTCTTCCAATAACTTTTCCTGCTAATCCTTTTCCTATCATTTTACCTAAAGGAGCAGCTAAACCAACTAAAGCGACGTTGCTTACTGCTTCTGGAATTGCTTCCCATAGTCCATACTTTTTAGCTTGAGAATCAAAATGTTTTTTTAATGCTATTTCTTTGTTTTTTGTTATTGGTTTTCCTGTTTTTTGTATTTGCTCTTCATTTTTTGCTTCAAGATATGATTGCATTATAGAATATGTAGCCATTTCATAAGCAACTTTACCAGATGCAGCGCCTCCAGTAATAAATCCAGCAGCTTGAGCACCTGGAACTGGAATAGCAGCTATCGGAGCACCTGTTGCCAATCCTGCGCCCATTGAAGTTAAAGAAAATCCTATATTTTGAGGCAATTGCGCTATATCTGTAATTTTAATAGGTATTCCAGGCAAAAATGTTTTATTCTTATATTTATTTTCAATATCTTGTAAATATGTTTGGTCTCCTTTTGAGATTTTATCTATTACTTTGTTGCTCCATCCACTATCAGTAACACTAGCGCCTTCCGCACCTAAACTAGCTTGTAATACAGAAGAAGCAGTACTTTTTGGAACCCTTAATAACGATTCACCCAAAACTTTCATTCCACCAATAAAATCACTTTCTGACTTAGGTACTTTATAAACATCTTCTGGAACATTAGCATAAATATCTTGAGGCTTAAATTGCTCTTGTTGCATAGGTTGCAAATTTACATTTTCTTTAGTGTATAAAGCATTTGTAGAAGGTTGTGGAACGTTGTTTAATGTTGGCTGAATTTGTTGCGGTTGAGTAATCTCTGGCTGTTGAACTTGTGGCTGTGCTGGCTCTTGTGTTGGCTCTGCACCAATAGACATGAATTCTTCATAGGTCATGTTATCACTTGAATTTTGTTTTTCTATGGGTTCTTTTTTAACTCCAATAGACATGAACTCCTCATAAGTCATAGCCATTATTTTATAACCTCTATTGTTCCATCAGGATTAAGATAAGCTTTTTGTCCAGCAGGATTTGTTATAATTTCTCTTTTATCATCATAATAAGCATAACCTGGTAATAATCTTTTAGGGTTTAATTTTCCTACTGACTCTGGCTTTTTTTCTGCTACTTCTGGTAAATCTTCAAAGCTCATTCTATCTTTAATGACTGAATTTTTGGGAACTTTATCCAATTTATTGCCTTGTATATCAGTAAATACGCCAGTTGCTTTATTATAATACACAATAGATTTACTTTCATCTTCTTTTTTCTTTGTTTTTTTTGCATCTCTTGCCGCTTCTCTTTGTTCTGAATATTGTCTACTTTCTTCTGTTTTTTGTTTAGCCAAATTTTCTTTTCTTGTTATTTCGTTTGTTTTTCTAGTTTCTTTATTATACAAATCATTGTACTCTTTTTTAGCTGTTTTATATTCTTCTTTCCAATCTTTTAAACTTTGATTCATTTTTCTATCTGGTGCTTTAAATTTTGGGGCATTGTCAACTAGACTATCTTTTACTTCTTTTGATTTACTATGACCAGGGCTCAAGGTTCTAGCCGGAATAGGTATATTTGCTGTTCCAGTTTGTCCAGGTATAGGATTATATGTATATCTTGTCGGTTGAACTAATGGAGGATTTATTCCTCTACTATTCGTAACATTACTAGCAACACTTGGAACCCCAGCTGTTTGTCTTAATCCGCCGATATTGTTTTGTTGTACCCAACCCGCCTTATTACCTTGTCTAGGCTGAGATAAACTTCCTCTATTCATAGGAGTAGGTACATTAGGCTTATTATTAGCAGCTTGTAATTGTGTTTGTAATTCTTGAGTTTGAGCAGCCAATAATTTACGCTCATTGTCATTCTTATAAGCCTGGTTTTTTATGTTTAATAACTGTTTATAAGCATTAATATCTAAAGCCATTTTATTTTCTCCTTAATATTTCCTTGACCATAAAGATGTTGTTTTTTTAACTGTTGGTGAAACAGCAGAAAGCAAACCTTTATTCAATAAACCTACACCGCCAGAATTATTAACTGCATTTTTTGTGGCTACTGGTTGAGTATTATTTTTTGCAACATTAGCATTGAATGCTTGATTCATCAAATTTTGAAAATCTGAATTATTCGCACCGCTTATAAATGCTTGATTAGCCGCTATATTTTCTGCTGCAATTTCTGCATTTTTAGCTGCTGTAGTATCTTCGTAGTTTTGTTCATTTAATGCAGTTGTTGATTGTTGAGAAGCCACACCAGATGCAGTTCCGGCTAATTTTTGTTGCAATTCTTTTAATTCTATATCTATATTAATAGGTGCATTAGCAGATTGAACGCCATAACCTTCAGCTGTTCTCTGAACTCCACCTCTTTGCACTCCCGAATAAGGGTCTATATTTCCAGTTGCAGATTGTAACTCTGACGCAAGTTGACCTCTTCGTGAAGATATCAAATTTTGTCTATCTTCTGGTGTAATTTGTGCCTCATTCAATGCGTTTGTCGCAATATCTGAGGCAGATAAATTTCCTGTGGTCGTTGAGCTAGAGGAAGATGTTCCAGGCAATACATACTTGCGATTTATACCACCCTGAAGATAATCTTTAACAGCTTGAGGCATATCTGGATTATTAATATCCTTAAGAGTATATGTTCCTGGTGATAAATTGACTGTTCCCATAATTAAACCTCCTTAACTTCTTCGTTTTTAGTCTCTTTTAATGCCTTAATCTCTTCTTGCAACTTTTTAATTTGTTGGCTCATCATTACTTTGTCACATACTAACGACTCTACTAATTGCTTAATATCCATTGTTTTTTCTCCTTTATATTTCTAATTGTTCTTGAGCTAATATAGCTTCGTCTCTAGCCTTATTTGACTCATAGCTTATAACATTATTCTTAATTGCTTGCTTACAATCTGATATAAGTATATTCCTTAACTGTATATTAGTTGGTAATTCTCCATCAATTTTGTATGCCTCTTTAATTCTATCTATCTTATCATCAGCTATTGTTACTGTAAAATCTGCCATAATTTAATCCTTTTAATCTGTCAAATCTGTCGCAGTAATCACTCCGTTAATTACTTCTATGCGATAGTATTTGTTATTAGACGTATCTTTTAAAATAACACCCTTCCAGGCAAACGGTGTATCGTCATCGTTCTTACCTAGATAGTATGTGTCATCTGTACCTGGATAAATATCAGCATGTGCCCTAATAGCAGTAGTAGCCCCTACGTCTGTATAACCATCAGCTAGGCTGTCTATATACTCGTTACCGTCTTTTTGGGTTAAGTAGATAGGAGTTTTGGTCCATAAATAATCAGACCTAATCTTAAGCACTTCCTCTCTACTAACTGATCCATCAGGTGTTGTTAAAAACCTAATTTCTGTAGGTTGTGAAGTCAAGCTACTTGTTCCGTCTGCGGTTATCCTAGCTTCAAATCCACAACTATTTATCATTGAGGCACCATTATATCCGCCACCTAAATTAAAATACAATCTATCACCAGGGTTAACTATTACCGGACTAGCTATTATTCCTCTTGCGAAATGACCAATAACGCCAGCACCACCATTTACTGATGCAGTATAATTCTCTATAACTATTTGATTCTGTGCAGATTGATTTTTACTATCTATTGATGTGCCATCAAGAATATAACCTGTTGTTGTTGAGATTAATATAGGCATATTAGCCTCTAATCCCTTAATAAATGGGCTCTCTCTATAAATATTGTATGTATCGTTTACATCACTAACTTGCTGACTTACCCATCTTTCATCACTAGCTGATGTTAAATAACCACCTAATCTAAAATAAGGATTGTTTCCAGCAGTTGCTAATAGTCCTATTGAAAAATCACTAGCTCCATCATCACTAAATCTTAGATCGCCAGTAGGTATTTTTAAAACACCTGTACCATTTGTTATATAACCATCTGTGCCATCATGATAAACCAGCAAATCTTGGTCAGCACCTAGTTTAAGTTGTCCTGTGTCGCTATCAATAAGCAAATCGCCTGTCATAGTAATATCGTCTACACCAGTAAGCGAACCTGCGGACATACTAGCTGTTCCATCTGTGATTGTACCACCTTTGATAGTAAAGCCTGTCCCATCTAAATTATCTTCTAAGTTGATTGTACCACCACCATTTAATGAAGCTATACCTGTCACTACTCCTGCTGTGGTTGATAGTGTTCCATCCGTTATAGTACCTGAATAAGTACCATCAACTGCGGTTATATCGCCTTCAATAACAAAGCCTAGATTAGAATAAGGTGTTGACATTGTAAGCAATGTAGGATTAGTTCCATCTTGTCTTAAAAATACTCTTTCACTTCCAGCTGTTCCACCTAAAGT